ATCGTAATCGTTTACTAAATCTACTTTATACATTTTCTATTCCTTTGTTGTTTATACATAATTATACAATAAATACTATTAAACGAAGTTTAAATCAACAATATCTTTATCAGAATGATCTGATGAGTTCTGAATGATTATAAGTATAGATGTAGTAATCTATATGTAGACATACTTAAATGCGTAGTAATGCCCAGAACACATTCAGAACTTATGTTAAATAAACGAATACATGAAGTTATCTAATTCGTTTGTAAAAGCGGGTTTATTCGAAGGTACACCTTGTCTGAATACGTATACTGAATTTCTTGTTTTAACTGTTATGATAAAACAGTCCAGAGATATTTCTTCTATGTTTATAGAGCGAATAAGACTTGTTTTTGCTGTTCCATGTCTGAAATCAAATGGGAATTTTATAGTTTCATGTTCTTCTATATCTGTTATGTTTACGATTGTAGTAAAATAAACGTTCATCTCGAAGTCTTCAAGTTGTTTAAAAATATAGTTCGTAGAAGAAATTAATGTCATTTTCATTATTAGCCTTAATTGTACGGAGATATATCAAATTCTTCAAATAGAAGTTTTAATGGTTTAGTCAATTTACTCGAACTTGGATATTCTGGGAATTTCTTTTTACGTATTTTTAAGTTATATTCTCGTTTTAATTTATTGTAGTTACGTTTTGAAACCTTCTTTTCTTTTAGTTTTTCACGTGGATGAATATAATTTGTTAAATAGTTATCGTAATAGTCCGCAAGATTACGTAATATATCAGATAAAGATATATCAAGTTTGTGTAAACCCATTCTTCTGTGTGCGTTGAATAATTTACCTTCGAAACTATTAACATTATGGTCTATAACACCTCTAACTAAACCAGCTCCATCTTGTCCAATTTCTTGGTCTTTGAATAGTTTATGTTTATGGTCTACTGGAGAACTTTCTGTTAAGTCTAAACCTGTAATAGGACACTTGTAATCTTGTTCTATAAGAAGTTCTTTTCTTATTCTTTGCAGATCAGAGGTTTTAAGCTGGATTAACTGTTCCATTTTACCAACTATCTAGCGTATGTACATTTTTGTCTGTTTTAAATATTTTATGAAAGATACAATCTTCTTTTAGTATAGACTTGAATATTTTATCTTTTTCGATTATTTCAGCTACTGCTTCTATGTTATAACTATTTAGTTTACAGAAATCTAGAATATATTCAGATAAAGAACCGATCGATTTTTTGCTTAGGTATTCTCTTAAAGCTACTGCTACTTGGTATTCTTCTTCTGGTGGTATTAAGTTTTCGGTGTGGCTGTCTTTATAATTTATCATTAGTAAACCTTTTTAACGTCGATGAATTTTAGAAAAGGTTTAAGTTCGTCGTATTCTTGCATAGATATCTTATAATTCGAATATTCGATAATATATTTTGTATCGTCTTGGAAGTTCATCATTTTTAAGAAATTAACAAATGTACTTATGATATTTGCTTTTATTGTAATTTTTGGTTTAAGTTCATGATGTTCTTTATCGTAAAAATAAGTGCTTGATGTATTTTTATCGTAGTCTGGCATATTAAGATTGTGGTCTACTATTTCTAGAGATACTTGGTTTTTTAAGTTTACTTGTTCTTTCTTTTTTATGTTAATTATGTATATAACAGAGTTGTGTATAATCTGGCTTATATAAGCAAATGAGTTTACAAATTGACCAGAACGTTCAGATATAAGCGTATGGTTAAAATTGTGAAGGTATTTTAGTATTTTGTGGATAGCATCTGAATAAAAATCATCTTTGTATGTATAACCAGCGAAGTTTGGTTTTTTTAATATATTTTTTATCATTAACAGGATTATTTCACCGAATCTTTCGTATGAATCTGTATCTATATTTGTATTTTCAGATAGTTTTATAGCTAAAGCTTTTAATTTTTGTCTTGCTTTCTTTTTCTTGTACATAAGTTCAAGTGGGTATTTCATGTTTGAAATTTTAACATATAGTTTCGTGTATCTATTTATTCTATTGTTGTGTTTTACGTTTGTTTCTTTCGTTTTATTGTTTACTCTGATTAATAACGTTTTTAACTCTAATTCAGAGGTATATTTGTGAGATTGACGCTTCTTTTTCAAACTATGTCCTTATGTACTTTTGTTATTCTTATAATAGTAAAGAAATAAAAAGTTGTATAAAGTATACAACTAAATATAATCTTATATAAAAGTATATAAGACTCTTATTTACTGTTTCTTAGTTTCATCTACAGTAGTATATGAACTCCACAGTCTTTAATTTTTTATACAGGTTCGGTACTATTCTATCCTAGCCTGTTTTAGATAGACATTATATCTAGTTTTTACTTAAAAGTATACACCTGTTATGCGGTATAAGTAGTATAAATAATATATGAATACAAGAAACTACTCTCAAAAAACAAACTACCTATGTGGTGCAGACGTACTAGATATACTACCGTTTTACGCTCAGACGTTAAGTATACCTGGTTTAAATATGTCTATACAAGAAATAGGTGGTAGAACCGGTGCAAGAATAGGTCTATCAGGCAATTCTGTAGAATTTAATGAACTTACTATAGATGTTTTATTAGATGAGGACTATTTAGTATGGAAAGAATTGACAGATGTTATATTTACGCATATAGATGTTTCTACAGGTGTATATAGCGATTTTAGTTTTAATTTTTGGACTGAAGTTACTAACAATTTAGGTAAGTCCATTTTAAAAATAGAATACTTAAATTGTAGAATTGAATCGATCGGTGATTTAGAATTAACTACAACAGACGATGATTTAACTACGTTTAGTTTAACTATAAAATACGACTATTATAATATAATCGACTTGAGTACTAATAACAATCCTACTTTACGAACTTAAAATAGTAGTCAACTTCTTCTTTTATTGCTTTTAAAAGCTTCGGATCTTCGAACGCTATATTTTGGATTATTTCTTTGTAATCTTCTATGAATAGTGGTGTTTTAATTTCTTGAGTTTCGAGAGTTCCTGGAGTTTCTTCTTTAAATAACATTTTATTCCTTTTATATGTATTGAAAATTGTACATTGCTGTTATAACTAACGTTAAAATAGCTGCTGTATTTACTTGTATATTTTTTAAGCCGTATATAATTATGGCTTTATAAGTAAAATGTATAGTAAAATAAGATAAGCCCAGTCCGATGAAAAATTCTTGATATGTCAATTTAATTTCCTTTAAATATGCGTTTAGCTCTGAATTATGAATCTTTATAAGTATAAAATATAAAAACGTAAAATCGTTTACTGAAATCTGTAACGCTAACGAACAAAGACTAAACGCATATTTAAACAAAATTCGAAAAGGAACCGTCGAACCTTTTCTAGATTCAATAGTTAGCCTTAATGAATCGTACTGTTATTATACAACAAATATATTTAAACGAAGTTTAAATTAGTCTTTAACTTTTAAAGAAACGATACATTCTGTAGTTAATAACATAGATGATACAGAAATAGCATTTGTTAAAGCTACTCTTGCTACTTTAAATGAATCAATTATACCCGTTTTATACATATCTACATATTTACCTGTTGCTGCGTTGAAACCTGTTTCTTTATTTTGTTCTTTTACTTTTTCTACGATTAAAGCACCGTTATACCCAGCATTTTCAGCGATTGTTTCAAGAGGTTTGTTAATACTTGAAAGCACTATTTTTGCACCGAGTATTTCTGTACTATTTAAAGATAAATCAGCCAAGTCTATAGAAATTTTTGCAAACGCAGAACCACCACCTAGGATAATACCTTCTTCTTGTGCAGCTCTAGTAGCGCCTAATGCATCATCTATTCGATCTTTCTTTTCTTTTGTTTCTGTATCAGAAGGTGCACCAACTTTGATAACACATACTCCACCTGTTAATTTAGCAAGACGTTCTTTTAATATACCTTCAAAATACGGTTCTTTTTCAAGAGACAATTGTTCTTTGATTATGTTAATACGGTCTTGGACTTTATCATTTTTAGCTTCTTCTGTGGAGTCTGTTACGATAGTACACGTATCTTTAGTTACTGTAACTTTTGAACATGTTCCTATGTCTTCATCTAAATTATTAAAGTAAACTGTTATACTTGGATTAATCACATTCCCATTTGTTAAAGCTGCGATATCTTTCTGATATTCTTTTGCTGTATCAGAAAAACCAGGTGTTTTAACTACGACTATTTTTAGGATATTTCTCATTTTGTTAACGACTAGCGTATTCAACGCTTCATGATCGATATCATCTGCTATAATTAAGAGTTCTCTTTTTTCTGATTGAACTTTTTCTAAAATAGGCAATATTTCTTTTAACGAGTTTAGTTTCGTATTATAAAGAAGTACATATGGATTATCTAAAACAGCTTCTAATTTTTTTGTATCTGTAACAAAATATGGAGAAGCAAATCCTTTTTTGAACTGCATTCCTTTAACGATATCGATCGAATCTTCGATACCTTTACCTTCTTCGACTGTAATAACACCATCTGTACCGACAGATTCAACAGCTTTTGCTATCATTTTGCCAATCTTTTCATCTGAGTTTGCAGAAATAGTACCGATATTTTCAAGATCTTTTATATTTTCAACTTGTTTAACTGTTTTTTCAAGTTCAGATAAAATAATAGGTAGAATTTTATCCATACCATTTTTTAACTGAACTGGGTTTACGCCTGATTCAACAGCTTTTAAACCTTTTTTAAAAATAGCATTTGCAAGAACTGTACTCGTAGTAGTTCCATCGCCTGCTTCTTGTTCTGTGTTAACAGCTACTTCTTTAACAAGTTGAGCGCCGATATTCTGTTCTTTATCTTCTAGAGTTATAGAACGAGCAACAGAGACACCATCTTTCGTCATGATAGATCTGTGTTCATGTTCGATTATAACGTTTCTACCTGCAGGTCCCATTGTACTTGATACTGCATCTGTAAGAATTTGAATACCTTCTTGTAATTTTTTTCTAGCTTGTTGGCCAGTTGTGATTGTTTTCAATATATTCTCCTATAGATATGTTGGATTTTTTTCTTTAATAGTACGTAAAATATTTACTGCTTTTTCTTGACATCTTTTGTCATGTCTTAATTTTTTACAAGTAATGATTAATTGTTTACAATCATTTCGTGTTTCAAAATTATAATCAATTTCTGCTTCGAGAAATTTTGTAATTTCAGTATTTGTATATTTCATATTAACTCCTCTGGATGATTTTTTTCTAATATTTTTTGCATTTTTAATTTCAATTCTTTTTTGTAAGTATCATTTTTAAAAGATACTGCAATAATAGACTCTAAATTTTGTTCTAATTTAGGTTTTACTTTGAATGATTTAACTAACTCTTTCTCAAATGTCCATTCTAAATTAGAAGATACTATATATTTTTCTACTATATCTTCTAAACTAGAATATTTAACAAATTTAGAAAATGCATCTGTTAGTCTTATATCATGTTTAGTATAATAACCTTTTAATACTAAATCTTTGTTTTCTATAACATGATTATATATTCTTTCAATTTCTTTATCTTTTAATGTGTAACCTTTTTCTTGATATTTTGTTATTCTAGATAATGTACCTGATTTTAGTTTAGTAAGATCTACGAATAAATCTTCATTGAAGGTTTCATCTTTTTCTATAATATAATCTTCAGTGGAGCATATCTTTGATTTGTTCAAGTCGAAACTATCGAATGTCTCTTGTATTGTTCCTGTATATTTTATCAATTGAACTTTTTGATTATCAATCGTAAAAGAATAAGCATTTTCGGTTGTATAGTCTAATTCTACATTTCGTACATCTGCAAAACTTATAGTCTGCGCTAAATATTTTGCAGCTTCTTCTTTCAATGTATTAACGGCATACTTAAGGTCTTGCTTATTGTAAAAATATACATCTATATCGTCATAACTCAAGTTATCGTTATATAAAGCACTTATACTTCCACCAGCTATATAGAACTTTGTATCGATATATTCTGATACAAAGTCTATTACTGAATTTATTGTAGTTAACATTTTTACTGGCTTTCTATAAGCGATTGAACTTCCTGGAAACATTATTTTGTCGCTCTCGATACTACTCTAATGAACAGTTTCTTTTTACCGTTATTAATTTTATGGTCGATGTTCGCTAATTTTGCATATTTTTTCGGATCTTCTTTGCTGAACGTCTTTAAATAAGCAGCTAATAACTCAATTGGTAAAGCATATAACAAACTCATGAATGGTAATGCTTCTTCTGGTGATTTATCGATATATAACGGTTGCATTCCTTTTACGAGTTCAGTCACTTGAATAGCTTCAAGATCTTTAATGAGTTCTTGAATTCCTTCTCCAAGTTTTTCAGGGTCTTTTGTCTTTTTGATTAACGTTTCTGCTAATTTTTCAACATCTTCGACGCTAATCATATCTGAAAAGTTCTTGTAAAAACTTAAGAACTGACCAGCTAGGGCACTTCCAATTTTTCCTTTGAAAACTTGATACATTAAATGTTCAGGGATATTTTTACTATTATCTAAATACTTTGATAAGACAGTCCAACTTCTTGGAGTAGCTCCGACTCTTTCATCTGAACCTTGTGCAGGTGTCCAATGTAATTTACTTGGATTATCAGCGATAAAACTTGTTACAATTTTATTTAAGTCGTTTCTTCTTGCATAATCTAACCATGCTTTTACATCTAATTCTACATCTAACACCATGAAACGATCAATGTTAGCTCCATCGAGACTATTAACATTATAATCTCCGTTATCTGGATTGTCTGCCGCTATGATTTGAGTTTGTACACCTTTAGTATATGGTAGTACATGATTATGTAATTTTTTATCAAGTATTAATTGAAGACATGCGTTATGTACATCTTGTTGAGCTCTTGAAAACTCATCTGTAAACAGGATTGTTTTTTTGCTTAAGTTACATTCTACATTATTCTGATTTGTAGTTAAAACATTTTTATTAAACGTACCATAATAACTGTTGTACAAATCAGTTAACTCTTTTTTAGTCGTTAACGACGTTAACATATCTTTAACATATGCTTCAAATTCTTTATCGTTAAAAACTAAATCTGTAAGTTTAAAATGCTCTGGCCATGCTGCATTATTTAACTCTCTGAACCAATCTGGCTCTGCCCATGTAGTTTTACCATCTTCAATATACGGTATACCTAATAAATCACCAACTTCAAACATAGACAAAAATAACTGTTTATTAAAATAATCATTCTCATCAGCATATTGCTTTATAATTTCACTTTTTCCAATTCCATGTAACCCTGTTATTAAAACTGCATCGTTCGCTGAATGCGCTGCTGATAATATCGGTTTGATCTCTGTTATATTCATTTTCTTATTCCTTTTTCTCTTTTCTTATATGTATTATACAATAACTATTATTAAACGAAGATTAAATTCAGATAGTACATGAGAGTATTAGAGAGTATTAGATAAATTTCTCTGCATGTTTTTCTACGAGTTCTTTATACTTGTATTTTTCTACGAAACTATCTAATTCATCTTGAGCTTTTACAGCTTTTCGTTTGTGTTCTGCTACAATTTTTTGAAGTTTTATAAACTTGTCTTTTAATCCATTTAAACGAGCGTACTCAGGATCTTTAAAGAAATATGTATCTAATTCTATTTGATTCGGATAAGAAATACTTCCTGTATCTAGATTTTTTACAGTGAACTTTTTGTTGTTTATTGCTAATATCTCATATTCTGACACTTTGTTTAATGTAACTGAATACATATATAAGATTGTTTTTAATTTCACGATTTGTCCTTAATACTATAACAACTATGTTTTGACATTTTTTCAATACCAGGAGGCGTTATATCTTCTGTACTTAGCCATATAACGCGTTTTGAATAATTCAACCAATTGTCGTCTGTAGATAGATCTTCTATATAACAATCAGATATCATTACTAATGCGTCATGTTCGATTCTATTTTCTTTTAAGTATTTAACACAGTCACCCATGTATGTTCCACCTGCTCCTGTTCTTTCAAAGAGTTTCGTATTTCTACTGAATGTTTCAATTTTATGTATTTCTGTATCGATCTGAACCATTTCCATTTTTGTATTGTTACTTTTACATATATGATGTATTTCGTTTAACCCGTTTAATATCTCTTTATTACTCATACTTCCAGATACATCCACTCCAACTACTAACGTGAACGTTCTATCTTTCGTAGTCCCTTTTAAATCTGGTCTATTCTTAAATCTACGAGGCTTCTTCATGATTGTACTACGTTTATTTGCTCGTTTATTTCCTGTTATATTCTTTAAGACTCTTCTCCAATCTACTTGGACTTCTCTCGTAAACATACTCAACATATCAGATATCTCTTGTGGTATATTCCCTTTTGACTTTTCTGTTTCTTGTATACTCTGTTCAATCATCTTCTTTGTCATGTCTTTTAATAGATCTTTATCGCCTTTTGACTCTTTCCATTTATCATGGTTTGGAGCTTTAGAAGGTTTAGAAGGCTTACCTTGTTTTGAATCTTCTGAGTCACCATCTTGACCGTCTGAGTCACCGTCTAAGTCAGAATCTTCTGGATCTTTAAAATCGATTAAATCATAGTAAAATTCAGCATGTTGTTTGTCTTTTATCGTTTTACCTTCTCCTACTGGAAAATTATCTGGTAAAATTCCACCTTCAGGTAAATGAGTTTTTGTTATAAGCTGGTTTATAGCACAGTCTGTACTATAGTTCCATGGTTCATGCGTTCTTTCTTCTGCTCTAAACACATGATTGTTCAATATATGTAACATTTCATGTTTTAACACACCTAATCTTTCTTGGACAGGGATAGTTGACATCATTTCATTATTCAAATACAAATTATAATGGTCTTCCATAAATGCAACACCAGCATAACTTGGAAGAGTCTCGTCTATCGTGATACTACACTGGCTAATCATGTGCGCATAAAACAAATAATCAACCTGATACTCAGTAGAACTAAACATCTTTGCTAACGCTTCGTCTATAGCTTCTCTTTCTACTTTCATCTTATTCCTTTATATTCTTAGCGTAGCTTGAGTAAAGCTTTGCTTTTCTTTATGTAATTATACAATAAGTACTATTAAACGAAGATTAAATTGGCGATGTATTTACTAGAATGTTCTGAATGTGTTCTGAATGATTACTATATTAAATGTAGTAATCTATATGTAAACATACTGTTACTCACAGAGATGCCCAGAACTCATTCTGAACACATTCAGATGTACTTAAGAGTTGCTTAAGAGTTGCTATCTAACAATTTTTATATAGTTTATGCCATCGTATTTGAATGTTTCAAAGTTTAAACTAGCTGTACTTTTGTTTATATATTTGCTCCAAGCGAAACCTCTTCTATCTTTTGTTACTGTAGTATAGTCTGAACCAGGCGTATTGTCTACGAATGTACCTCTTGTTGTATAAACTATCTGCATTGGTAATCTCCAGTGTATATTAATCTCTGAACCTTTTACTCTTTTTACTGATATCACTTTTATATCTCGTTTCATTTTTATTCCTTTTCTAACATAATTTACTATATTGTACTACAATAAATATTAAAATGTTATAAAAGTAAAGAATTTGCTAACTGATTTACACATTTTGAAAATAGAGCGTAGCTCTGCGTAGCTATGCACGAAGTGCAGAACTATTCATAATTCTAAAATTTAATAGAATAAACTATTTAAAATGAAAAAAAAGCATTTCTCTTATATACATAACGACTGCGTATAAACGTATAAATAGTATAATAAACCGTTAACAACGATAAAAAAGGTAATAAAATGATATACATGAATACTTTAAGAAAATATACGTTAGCTGTACTTAGTACGTTTAATGAACTAACAGTCGAATATAAAGATTCATCGAATGTAGATCAGACTAGAAAAATACCTATTAAATATAGTTCAAGAGAAAAATCAAAACTCCTCGACGAACATGAGACATCTCAGATTTTATCAGGAAATTATGATGTCCTACCAAGAGCAAATGTAGCTTTATCTACAGTAACATCTACTCCAGAAAGAAACACGAATAGATTCAATAAAATAAACGTTAATAAAACAACAGGCGAATTCCAATATAATTCAGTCGCTTACGAATTTGTTTACGATATGACTATTTTATGTAGAGGTATGAACGAGGCATCTCAGATTATAGAACAAATAGCTACTAAATTTAATCCGACATATACTCTTCTTATAAACGAAACACCGAATAGTACTGCTACTACTATTCCTTTAAATTTATTAGAAATAGGTTTAGAACAAGAAGAATACGAAGAAACATCTACAAACTTAGTATCTTTAGCAGTTGGATTAGCTCTTAAAGGTCAGTTTTATCCGCCTGTTAATAAAATGCCTGTAGTAAACAATATAGAAGTTTTTATGTCAGAATGGTATTCAGATCAAACGAATGAATATAACAGAGCAGTAAAATTTGATTTTGTAGATAATGGTGTTAAAGCTATTGTTACTAAATCAGATCTTTTAGTAGATAGTCAATATGGAAAGATAGCACCTGTTATATCAGATATAATAAGTATAGATGGATTAGATAGTACAATCATAGGTACAGATTACAACTTAGAAGTTATATTTTCAGATCTAGATAACAAATTATCAGATGGATTCATATATGTTTGGTCTGTTAGTACAGGAGCTACTATATCTACAGGTACATCTAATGTAATATTTAATAGCTCAGCTATAGGAACATTTACAGTCTCATGTATTATAACAGATGTACACGGTAATAACTCAGGTATATTCAACAAAAATATAACAGTCGTCTAGGTCGTTTAAAATTTTGAAAATAGAGCGTAGCTCTGCGTAGCTATGCACGAAGTGCAGAACTATTCAAGAAACTATTCAAGAAACTATTTTAAAAAATACTATTCTCTTATACACCTATGACTGTACACATTTTGAAAATATATGAGA